CAAATAAAATTTTCCTCCCCCCCCCCAAAGAACAAACCCCTTCAAAAAAACCCCCCCGCCATAAGAATCAACGAGCAGATATTCTTTAGCCCCGGACTTTTCAGCATCGGCACGAGACAGCGGCATGCTAGTCAGCTTTGCAATTTGCTGGACACGATTGGAAATAATGGCTTTATAGTTTTCTCTCATGATAATGTACCTCTTTCTTTTGGTTGCGCTGCGTGGTACAATTACCATGCAGCCGGGTTGTGTAAGCTTCTCGGTCTGTGCTTTGGCCGCTTTCGTGTTAGCGCACGGGAGCGGCTTCTTTGATGCATGTCGGTATTCCGAGCTCTCGCGCGGCTGATACGGCATAGCGGCGGGCGGCGGCTTCGTTGGTGCAAGGCTGCGTAAACCCGTACTTATTGTCTATTGCCTTAGGCTCTTTGCCAGCTTCAGAACGGCATTCCGTGATGGCTATGTCCCCGTCGCTCCCGTCGCCCTTGCTTCCGTATTTGACCTCTACGATGTACCAGCGGCACGGATACGCTAAGACAACCCAATCAATCTCTTTCATGACAACGCCTCCTTTTCGTTTGTTTGGCTCTTAGAGCCTGTCAAATGGTTGTTTGTTTAATCGATAATCAATGCTATTCAAATGGATTCTGTTGCTTTGCTGTGTGTCCTATTAGGGAGCACCCTAAACGGATACTTAGCGCCTGCGTCTGTGCCTACATAGCGGCCTCGTGATGACCTTTAATATGCGCGTACAGATCAGCAGGACAATTGCCACAATGATGCTAACCATATCCAGATATCACCACCCATCCGGGCGGCGCTTTGTTCTCAATCATGTAGCGCCTTTCTGCCCGTCCCACCGATAGCACAGCGTTATCTTTATGCTGTCTGCCATTCTCCATTGCTGAACATGTTTTCTTTTCCATAGTCCTTAT